CTTGCACGACTGGGTACACATAAGCTTGTTTTTTAAGATATCGTCCAGTGTTTCTTCTTCAAACTTCCCAAATCTGCACATAGCACAACACTCTGCCGTTCTGATGTTAGGCCGTTCCATTTTCAATTCTCCTTATCTTCGTTAGCCCCTGTTACTGGGGAGGGTGGTAAAATTATATCTTTCCAGTGAGTGATATACTTAGCTGACTGATATGTTATATCTAGCCAAGGATCGAATCCGACACTGCAATATTGCGAGTTCCGTACCCGTTTGCCGTCTGTGACATGCACATACAGAGAAGTTCCACTGGCCTCGCATTTTGGCAATCTCTCCTCCACGCTTATCCATCGTTCCTTGTCTAGCTGGGCCTTAAGCTCTTTAATATGGTCTTTATGTACGATTATCTGAGAGTACAATTCTTGTTTCGTTTCACTCATAATCTATTCCTCTCTTAAGGGGTTAGTAGTTCTGGGTTGTCGGCTAGTTCAAAGTCATAGACAAAGCACCAGTCGTTGCGTTCCCATGAGCCGGGGTAGATTGAGTTCCAGAGTATTTCAAATCCTTGCTTTGCTGTGCATGGGTAAGAGCCGCATGGTTGCTTCTCACGCGGTGTACCCTCTCTTATTGCATCGTTCTCACTTATATCCTGCACCCGCTCACACCTTACCTTCGTTACTTTCAGGAATATGCGGGCAGCCCATTTCGGCATGTGGATTGATGGGATTGTAGTCGCCGGTCTTGCATGCCAGTTATGCCACCACCATTCTTCATATTCAGCAGGACACTCTATTATCTGATCATCGGCAAGGTATTCAATACAGTAAGTACCATATTCAAACTTGTCTCCCATGCCATAGCAAATAGCCCTTATATTCTCTCGCACATAAAGAATGTCGCCGGTCTGGTATTTAGGGTTTGGCAATGAGGTCATGTTTCCATGCTCGTCCGAAAGGAACATCTTATCTGAAGGGTAGTCCCAACCAAGCGTCCAAGTCGTAGCGTTTGGCATTAGTATTGGCTGCGGCTTTGTCGGCCTTCTATCCTGCGTCTGCCTACCAGCAAGGATATTCTGTACGGCCTGTGTGTTACATAGCATTGGTCTCATATCTTATCCTCTCTTAAGGGGTTAGTAGTTCTGGGTTGTCGGTGGTGTTGCCTATAACTTCACCGATATTAATGCAATCAAGTATATCTTGCGGTGTTTTAACATCGAACCCAGCCGCCTTGATATGGCACAGAATACACTCATTAAATTCTTCATCACTTATTGTAGATGGTAAATCGAAAGCGGAATATATTTCTTCGACACCTGCGATATAGCCTGACTGTCTGTCCATTTCTACGCCTGTGATTTCTTCAACGTAATCAATTACACGATAAAGAGCCGTTACTCGCGTATCGCATTGAAACCGTCCATTATTGATCTCAGGCTCACTAGTAAGCGGTTCGTCAAATTCAGGAGTTATGCACAAAGTCTTTTTTATATCTCCTGGGTATTTAGGCTTACCGTTCTTATCGTCAAGCCCTGTGTATTGGCCTACTGAGTCTGGGTGGATGGGGTGGTAAACAATCCCTCCGTCTATTTGCTCAAGTATTCTAAGCCCGCTATTTGGGTCGTTAGCAGCCGTAACGTCAACGAGCCATCCGTATACCCATTTATTACTTCTTCCTTTAGTCTTTCCTCTGTACTGTCTCATGTCTACTCTCCTATTTCTGTTAGTAGTTAGTTATCTTTTCTTCTGTCACGTGATCTATCTCCTTATTTAAAGTTTAAAATGCTATAGCGGTATTGATTCATTTTCATTTGTGCATCAGCGCCGAAGAAAAGCGTATACTGTGTCGGCTCAAGTTTGCATCCCGTGAGGAATTTATTCATTTCATACCTTGCGCCTTCCTCATTTCGAGCCGTGACCACGCAATTCTTATGCTTTCCGTTAAGATCGTTCACAGCCCAGCAGTCGTACAATAAGCCGTTTATCTTGCCACCTCCTGCCATGTTACCCACTCGCTGCTTAATCGCCTTAAACGGGATAGAGGCGTACTGGCTGTCAATCCTAGCGTCCTCCATGATCTGAATTGCCTTTTGAACCATAACATTTTGGAATATGTCGTTCAGTAGCTTAATCTCAATGTCGGTAATCCGAGGCCAAAGCTCCTGTGCTGTCTGGGTTACAGAATACATTTTTTCTCCAATCGTTCTAGTTGGTCTTTATTTTTACGCTCTTGGGCTTGTGTTTCCATTTCCACGAATGTTAATTTGGATTTACTTAGAGTTTGGCCGTCCTCTGCGACTTTCAACTTGAATAATCCAGTCCAGCCCCCGCATATACTCTGCTCGATCATGGCTATTGCTGTTTCTACTGGGTGCTTGGCTAACATCTTTAATTGCTTACTGATTGTCGATGGCGTTAGTTTCTTTTTGATCTCGGTCCGGTGTTGTGTCCATTCAGACCATGCTTTGTAAAATGTAGGGTCTTGTAACTCAGTTGGAAATATAATCTCAGGGGTTGTTTTCTTCGGTGGTTTTTTCGCTTTGTCTTTATTCTTATCTGTATCTTTATCTTTATCTTTATCCTTGTCTTTGTCTTTAATGGTTACGGAACTATTAGGTAATGATTGTTTAATCATTAAGTAACTATCTCCGTATAATTCATTAACATAATCATATAAACCCTTTTCTATAAGTATGTTACGAACTGAGACAATAGCAGGCTTATTGCTGTTTAATCCCTTGGGGTATTGGAATTTCAGGTATTTAGCTATAAAGTAAAATTTAGGCTTGAATAACAATCTACTGTCAAATACCTTTTCCAATTCATCTATTTCCCATTGGATATTACAACAGAAGTTCATCATTCTCATATTGACCTTGCCGACTCCGGCATGGTCGCAACGATCCAATAAGTATTCCCAAACGATCTTGCAATCATTGTCTAGTAATGAGTACCATTCGTCTTCCCATTTATTTTTATCAGTGAATCTCTTAGGCATTACTTATCCCCTTACTTCTATTGCATGCTCTGCAAAGTAATTGCAAGTTAGCCTCTTCGGTCTTGCCACCTAAGAACTCCGGGTGAATATGGTCTATCTCAAACATAATATAACCATACCCATATATACCTTTCTCAGCGGCGGTATAGAATCGAGGAATACCAATCTTGCCGCAAATCTGGCAAGTGTAATTATCTCGTATTGCAACATGACGCATAATATGCTTTGGCATGTATTGCTTTTTAAAAGCGACTGAGGTCATAATTTACCCCATAGAAAAAGCTTCGCCACCGGAAAACCACCACAGAATTGTCGGTAACGAAGCTTGAATATTTGGTTATTATTAGCGGTGGTTTTCATAAGTGCCTCAATTATAGCATATTCCAATTCAATGTAAAGAAAAATCTTTCAATTATTTTCAATTTTATCAATTATTTTCTCTCATGCTCAGATTGCATATGGCTCATTGTTAGTGATGTTTGGTCAAGGTAGACAGTACAGGGCATACCTATTTCGTTCAGTCGCAGCAATTCGCTGTCTAGATCGCCCTCAAGCACGAAATAAAACCCAGACTCAGCCATTAGCCAAGTCCGTGGATATTCCGGCTTTGTGGATATTCCCTTGCTTCCATACTTCCATTTGGCGTGTTCTTGTAGAAAGTCGTTACTGTTCATTTGCTATTTCCTTTGGCTTAAACCCACCGCATTTCAAAGACGCAACATTGCTGGAATGCCGGACTTTGTCGCATAACTTCTTGAACTTCCGGCAGAAACACAATTTCTAGGTATTCCCACGCTTGCGAAATCTGCATTCTCGGCAGTAATCAGGCTCAATACGCCTGTATTGGTACGGCTGATTGGTGGGCCTTGATCTTTCTCGCATGTCTGACGTGTTTATTGTCTTGCTGGATATTCTTTCTGATGATCTCATGTTTTCCCCTTAGAATTTGATATTCTATGCCTCACTGAAGCAATGCAACTATGAAGCAACCCTGCTCTATCTAAGTCTGTAAGGGTGGATTGGAGGCGTAGGTTAAGGAATTTTAGCAGTTCTTTTTGTTTCATGCCGTAAGCTCTAACGTATCTTGTATTAATCTTGCTGTATCGCTCAAGCTCGAATTTCTCAGGGTCTAGCAAGAACGCCTTTAGCCTACCTCTTTTGTGTAGCTCGTGATACGCCTGTCGTGTATGACCCCATTTTTCTACCATTTCTCGGAAGTTCATTCCGTATATAGATTTAAACTTTGAGGCGGTATTTCTTGTCTGTGCCATTTCTTACTCCCTTATACTCTCAATTCGCTCATTTATAATTTCTTCATAACCCGGACTGTGCTTAAATTCCATCAAGTCCCGGTATAGCTTACATGCTTTTTCTGTGAAGTTCTTGCAAGATGGCGTATGATCGGTTTACCAGAACTTATTTTTCTTGTTTTCGATTTTCATTTACTCGGGGTCTAAACCCTTGCGTTTATCTTCCAGTTCTTCATCGAACTTGCGTTTTATATCATTGAAAGCTGGTATGTTATCTTTAGCCATTGACCTTTTAGATGGAACGAGCCAGCGACAACCGCAGGAGCTACATTTCATGCCGCTGGCTCTTGTTCTTTCTCTAGCGCTAAGCCATGTTGGCTCTGAACATTCTTCACAGATGAATTTATACCTGCTCATAATCAATTCTCCTTAATTCTTTATAGTTCTCACGGCTTACTCGTTCTTCAAGTCCTTAATCCCGCTAAAAACAACGGGCAGCCAGTGAGGTTTTTTGTAGCCTTTTGTGATATATGCAGCAGACTTAGCTATTGGCATATTCAAAGAACATCCATCGGCGTAATAAACCAAAACACTGCATGGCCGAAAAGCGATTATCTTAAGTGAAACTAAAACATTTATCGCTTCAAGGGCAGACTTCGACACATTCGCCCATAAATAAACATTCGTATTGATTGTTAGGGCTTGGTCCCCCTTAAACCCTTCAACGCGATTCTCTAGGTCAACAAAAGAAAACCCGGACCTATTTTTAAGGGCTTTGTATATTCTCTTTTCCATCTGCTTCATACTAATTCTCCTTACTATCAAGTTCGGGTGGATCATCAATTATTATCCCAATTTCAGGCCCGGCAAGGAATATCCGTACAACCTCAAAAAGCCTGCTTGCCTGTTCTTTGTTCATGTCTCTCAGCGTTATCGGCTTACCATCATCGCTGAATGTCGGGCTTATCAGATACATAAATTGATGCAAGAAATCTTTGTCAATCGGCACTCCATTCGGCACGTTTTCCCTTGCACTATTCAACAGGAATATCATCAGTTTTTCAGTGGTGATATGTTTCTCTTTGGCTTGCTCTACTGCATTTGCAATCATATTCCCGAAGATCAACCCAAGCTGTGCCTGACTCTTGCCGTTGTTTGGTATTGTCAGTGACCATTTAAAGTGCTGGCCTTCTTTAACTTTGCCCCACTTCTCTTGCCATTGCCTTTGTACAGCGGGGTCGAAGTTAGGCTTTCCGTTTAGTTTTGTTCCTAAGAAGTCCACAATTTTCCCTCTTTCATTAAGATTTGCTGAGTCCTGAAAACACCCTCATAGAACCACACAAGCACTTGATTGTCAGTCCATCCAGTTACTTGCCGCCCATCAACTACATCATGGCAAGCCGAGCAACAGTACGCACCGAACTCGTCTGGTGGCTTCATGCCCATACCGCACATAAATAACCTCTTATTATTCGGGTGAGCAAGTATCGTTGTCTCTGGATTCCGGTTGCACACATCCGGTATCATTACGGTACAATCCCTGTCTTTGGCTTCTCGTCTCAGGTTTATCATTGCTCAGTCCTTTCGGTTAGGGTGCTTACTTGAATACCTTTACTGTTAATGTCTTTCTTCCCCAGTTTAACGCTCTCTGGTGTCCCGAAACGCCATCTTTATCTTCAAAGAACAGATCAATCTTATTGCCCTTAATAGCACCACCCCTGTCCTGCACAACCGCCCTGCCGTAACCAGGAACCTCCATGACTGTACCAAAGTCGTAATTACGGGGTGCGGCTATCAGTTTGCCCGTAGCAGGAAAGCCAGAGGCCGTAACACCGTCTGACCATTGCCCGCAGCAGGATTCGCAGGGACAGTAGGCAGAGACATTCATTTCTATGGCATCAAAATAGACCTCTTCAGCTATAACTTCCGGTGTCTGTTCGTGCGTGCAGTTTGCTATATTTACTCCGAAAATGAAAAGCATACCTGCACTGATAATCAATAAAGCAAGCAACGCTCCGCCTAAAATTCCCCATAATATATATTTCATTTTTTCAATCTCCAAAATTAAAGTGTCAATAAACGGCCATCCCTGGCCACTGTGCAATCCGTTTTAGTTTTCATCCCCGAAGTGGCCGGACTGTTCGTTAGGGTCGGCTTCGTAAAGGTCAGAATCTCCGTAATACTTCAAGAGCCACGCAGAAGCAGTCTCGAACCTGTCGGTAGTAGGCCATTTCTGGTTGGTTTCTTTGAAGATCGCACCAATACGCGTTATATTGACAACGAAACCCTCTTTAGGCGGCATGGCAAGTGCGAGCTTTTCTAAGACAACCCTTTCTTTGTCGGTCATTGGCTTAATTGCTGGCGGTGCGTCCACGTTTGGGCCTCCGTTGCCGTCATCGTCCATTTCGCCAGTCGAAAGACCAGTCAGGGCAAGAATGGTGTATCTCTCGAGATATGAAACAGTAGACGCTATTTGCTGGATTTTATTCTTCTTGCCGGAGTCGTCAGGTGGTGCGAAAAGTGTTGCCTGTTCGCTATGCCCTGCTCGATGGGTAATCCTGCAAGTAACGTAAACCATGCCGTCTTTTTGGTCCGGCTCCCATGAAGCAGACAAGCCATGCCCAGCCAGAGCCTTATTGATAGTAGTGGTTACATTGCTCAAGCTGGCGTGTTTGTACCGAGTTTGTCCGTATTCTACTTTTTGATCCTTGGTGATTATCGGTGGATCTTCTTTAAACGACGCCATCGCAACATGGTAGGCTTTCCGGGCTTCGTTGGCTTCGTATCGCTCGCTTAACTCCTGGAGCTTTGCCATTTGGTCAACGTCTATCTTAACACCAGACTGCATCATCTGTGCGATCTGTACCATTGGTGGCGCGTCAGGTGCAACCTGTATCTGTGTTGGTTTATCGTCTACTTTTGTAATTTCATTGTCCATCGTAAATCTCCTAGAATGAGTCTAGCATTGCCATTTCAGTTATTGCTTCTTGTTTGAAGCGTTCGCAGCCGATCTGTATTTCGGCTATTGCTTGTTCGTCTCTTGGTACTCGCACTATTAAAAGTCGTTTTGCAGGGTCTTTGTATCGCGGGTCGAAGCTTATCCAGTCGCACCATTTACGACCAGTAACCCAAAGATTGCCTTGCATTTGGTATTTGTAAGTAGGGTCGAACCAAGTCGGGTCGGCAAGCAGCATTCTACTGTAACGGTATTGAGTCTTGCTATTCGGGCATTTAACCTCAATAATGCCATCGTCACCGACAAGACCGTCAGGGCTTCCGCCTATCCAGTCAGACAGTTCGACAAAGCCAATTCTCTTGACTGCGCACTGTTGCACTTCTTTTTCCTTTTCTCGTTCATAAGCTCCAACTGCTTCGTCTTCATGTTCTGTTCCCCATTCCATAGCTGAGTTAGTGAAGCTAGAAGCAGGCAATCCGGTTCCTCGTTCTGAGCAAAGATCGTCCATGTAGTCGCGTCTAGTCTTGCTTTTACCGCCACCCCTACCGCTAGCAAGTACGGTGCTGATTCGACTTGAAGTTATTTTTCCGCATCTGATACGAAACCAGTCTTCGCCGCCTTGCTCCATCGTATGTATTATTGGATATTCCATGATACTCCTTAGTAAATGATTTCAATATTTAGAATGTCCCTGTTAATTACAGCATCGACAATTTTCTGAGCGAGGTCGATTGGTTCTGTGTCAAGCTCCTGCGTGAAATTTAAAATTCTCGCACTGGTCGGCGGTTCGTTCGGTAGTACAATACTTAAACACTTTAACATCGTAGCGGTTACTAAGGACAGACATTTCGTTTTCTTTCTGGCTTGCCTTGCATGTAGCAAATCTTAGCGATTCTTTTTGGTCGTCAAATCTTGCTAGATCGCAAAACTCGCATTCATCGCAGTAATGCTTATCTATCAAGCAAACACTGCATAGGCCGTCTACTAGGTTCTCAGCATCACATTCTTTATTGCATTTTAAGCATTTAGTCATTGTTCTTGTCTCCTATAAGGTTATGCCCGTAAGGGGCGGTTAGTTACCATTCAATCCATAAGCGAGAGCCATTGGCCCCGCCATAAGGCCCAGACACATCAAAGCCTTTGTCCCTCAGTGCTTGTATCTGGAAATGGTTAAGAGTCTTGTAGTAATTTAATTCTGAATAACCATCCTGAGCCAATTGCTTAATTTCACGCTCTACGTCATAAGTGCCTGTATTTTCTGCTGACTTAACAAGCGATTTGGCTTCTTTGGCGTTCATAATCTCATCCCTAAAGTAATATAGCTAGTTAGAATGACGGGTTCTGTAAAAGTCGAAGTGTCTCGTGAAAAGCTGACGGAATTTCGTCTTGCCTTGAGTGTTGTATATTGGCTTATCCACGATCTCGCACTGCACAACATCGGTTTTCGGCTGAGTTGTGCCGGGCCTAAACTGCTCATTGTCGCACCAGAAAACATCACCCTTGCGAACAATCCTATCGTTCCATTTTCTTATTGCTTGAAATCTCATTTTGTTCTCCGTAAAAAAGTTAATGCCCCGCCCTGTGAGAGCAGCGAGGCGGGAATTGGTTTTAAGTATTAAGTTTGCTTAGTTTCTTAGTGTTGACCGATTGCAAGGTGGCAAGCCCAGAAGTACGCCAGAAATCAGGTAGCATCTCATGGATAACGCCAATTGCTTTATCTAATTTTTGACATTGCTCTAAGTCGAAATCAAAAACTATTGACCCTGTTGACTTGACTGCGGCAGATAGTTGTTTTTCTGTTTCCATTTTTCCAATTCCTTAAAAGTATTATTTGCTTACATGTATAATATCGCACATAAATCAAGAAACGCCCACAACTATCTGTCAACTTTACGAATTACAGCAGGATAGTGTTATTTTGTGGCAAAGTTAGCAAGATAAGAACAAAAAAGAACCGCCCTAATCCGAAGAAAAGGGCGGCCCCAGGTACTATTTTGGCTTCTGGCTTGTAAATATTCGTCTAATCCACAGGCCAGCGAACAGGGCAGCCACAAAAGCCCACGATACAAAAACTCCATCCTGACTGATAAACACTTGATTCGTGATATATTGCCAGATCATTATAGAGCCTCCTTTATAGCTTTCATTCGGTTGCGCATACGATCCTGCCAGCCTGCGGTTTCTTCAAGCTGTCTTCTGGATATTCTCTGTTTCGTGGTTAATGATGTCCCTGGACCAACCCTTGCGAGCGTTTGGCAGGCATCCCGATAGAACTACCGATACTACACATACTGCGATTAACTTCTTCATTCTGTTTCCTTTCCAAATATACCATGTTCAATTAAAACTACAACACGTCTACAAAAAGTCAATTCTTCGCGGTTCGCTTTAGAGCTTGACTCATTGTATTCATTACGGGCGTCTACGGCCCGGCCATTCCAATACTTAAGATCACTCATAAGAGCCTCCTTTCATGTTTATATATCGTGCAGTGCAAAACACGAGTTAACCTGGAAACCAAAAAAATAGAAAATTAAAGAAAAGCCTTGCTTTTCAGAGCAAATAGTGTATTATTTAGAAGGCTAGGGCATCGAACCCGAAAAGCGGAACACCTTGATTCGCCTGCCTTTCAACTATTTCAAGGACTATTGCAAGGAATAGTAATATGAAGAAAATCGACATCAGTACCAAAAAACACCCCTGTACATTCGCGTTAGTAGATGACAGTGACTATGAAGAATTCAACGCTCACAAGTGGGGCGTACAAGAAGCTCCAACTGGAAAGCTTTATGCTATTCGGAGTATTCGTATTGATGGCAAGCGAAGGTTGCTGTACATGCACATCGAAATAATGGGCCGTGTTGCTGGAAAAGAAATCGACCACCAGACCAGCAACACTCTTGATAATCAACGGCGTAACCTCCGGCATTGCACACATGCAGAAAATATGAGAAATCGGGGGCCTCAAAGCAATAATAAGTCCGGCTATAAAGGCGTTTATCGGAATAAAAGTGCTAATCAGTGGCAGTCTTGTATAAGGTTTAACGGAAAAGCAATTCACCTGGGTTTATTCTCTTGCCTCATTAAAGCCGCAAAAGCGTATGATAAAGCAGCAAGAAAGCATTTCGGAGAGTTTGCAAGGTTGAATTTTCCTGAAAATAAATAAATTTTAAAAATAAAGTTTGACTTTGGGCTGGATTGGTGTATAATTTAGGAAATAAGACGCCCTTGAAAGCGAGACGCCATTATAATAAAGATCCAAAAGCTTCACAGCGAACTGCTTTCAAGGGCTATCGCAAGTGAGGCTTTTTTAATGGAGTGATATAATGAGAGTAATGATACATACTGGCGATGGTTTATATGTCAATGATGAGTGCATTGAGGAGTTATTGTTTCATAAGATAGTGCCGTTTGAGTTTATGCCAAGAAAACATGATATAATTATCCTTGATGGTAATGATTTTGAAGTGGAGGTAGTAGTTATTGATATGGATAAGCATAGATATGAGATTTACGCTGAATCTACTCGCACTGACAATAAGGCTCAATTTGACGCTACAGGAAAAAGGTATATAGAAAACGGATGGATAGAAGACTAGCACACCCCCCCCAATCGGCAATAGGCTCAGACCTCGCTCCGGTCATGCGGAAATGTCGTTTAAGTATTGAAAAATGAATAAATGCCTGCAGCGGACTGAAAGAAATCTAGAAGAACGGGGCAATCCTACCCGGTGTTGCGAAGAGCGGCTGAAGAATAAGGAGTGTAAGGCATTTTAACAGCAAAGACAACTAAACGGCGGTACAATGGCAAAGTACAGAGATAAGAGTAAATGCAAGCCCCAAGCTGAGATAATCCAGCATAAGGGCGGTGAGGGGATAGAGCGAAATATAGTCCAGAAACTACAATTCGCTTTAAAAGAGAAGTATATAGAAAAATGTTAATAAAATAACAAATAATTTCAAAATAAAACTTGACTACATAACAAACATGTCGTATATTATTAGAGGTTAAACACAAAAGGAACTATGTCTATTTGCGTTATATGCGGTTCAGTTGACACAACAAAGCCCTCTAATTGGGATAGAGATTGTACCGCTTGCCTGATTGACGACATAAAGAACAGCGATGGCACATTTACACCGACCGAGAAGATAAGGGAATACATCAAGAGGAAAAAGGCATGAGCTTAATTGATGATATTAAGGAAGGTGTCCTGGCTGTAGACGATAAACTTGACACGCTAAAGGCTGGCAAGGACGTTGAAACAGCCTTTTTGATCGAGCGAGTAGAAGATAAGCTACGCGACATTGTAGGATATGATCTGGATGAAATTGAAAAGGCTATGAAATGAATGAAACAAAATTAAGCTGGCTTGTGATTGTATTCTTGATGGTTTGTAGTGCCGTATTTGGGGCTTCTCCTTCTTTCTGGGACAATTTCGACGATTTATCAGGCTGGACTGATACTGGTTTAACGGTTGCCACTAACGAGGTAAAGGCTACTGTGGGTGGTACTATAGGCTATGCTTATAAATCTCATGGAGTCTTTGGGGCTATGAGGATGGCTTGTGATTTCATTCCTGATAAGACAGACACAGCAACTAGGTATATGGCACTAGGGATATCTGACAACAGCAACGGGTCAGGAGTGTGCGTAACATATATTGCTGGTACAGGAATAGTTATATCTAATGTATTTGGCGGTGGTTTGTCCGCCCCACCTTTGACGATATTAGCAGATGCAGATATAACCTCAGGAGAAAGATACCACTGTGAATCGTTCTACGCAATGCGTGGCAATATAGAGTATGATCTAGTGGTAACTATTTATGACAAGAATGGCAACTTCTTAGCTGGCGGGGAAAAATCAGGTTTTAACGAAAATGACAGAATATTGATATTTGGAAACTCGGACACATCGACCATTAGCAGAGTGGCATTTGAACCATCCTATATGCCATCTTCTGTGACCGATAAATATTTACATGCTTCTTATGGGTACAGGCTCAGAGGTAATACAGGTGATTTTGATTTAGATGTTAATGTAGAAGATTATGAGTGTGGTGTGGCTGTGCCTGCTAGACTTAACGATCTTAATTTAGTTGCAATATTCTTACATGGGGTAGGAAACTACACTTACACAAACTTTGTAGGTGGGATAGGTACAAAAGATTGGAATAGACGATCCGAAGAAAAGTCAATAGCAGTAACTTTGTGTGAAATGGGCATACCTGTAATTTACCCAAAACAATGGTCAGACGATGCTAATAGCTCTAACTCATGGGCATCACCGCAAGTCATAGATGATTTATGTAATGGTGGCTGGACAGGACAGTTAGAGGGGAATGACTGGATAGACTGGATTATAACAGAATTTGCCACAGCTAAAGGTATAGAGAAGTCAGAAGTTAAAGTGATTATATATGGCGGGTCCATGGGAGGACTAACAGCGTCAAGGATAATTACGTGTGGACTGTTCCCTCAAAATCAAATACACGCTGGTGGGCTGTTTATACCTGTTATTGATTTGTTTCAGGCATGGAAGAATGTAGCTTGGACTGCACAACTGGAAGCATCGTGGGAAATATCACCAGCGGATGACGCCGCAGCACATGTATTGCTTGACCCTCACGACCCAATAGACCTAACAACCGCTGATGTTGCAATATGGGACGATATGCAAGTATTCATGGCCCATACGCTAAAAGACACTGACGTTGATAGCACTTTACATGCTGACCCATTGAAAGCTCTACTCGATGCAGGAGGAACAGCAGATGTTGTAGAAATAAGGCGAACAGATATTGGCAGTCATCTGGAAAAATTCGCCGTAGACGGACATAATTTTACTGCTGAGGTTTTGAGCTTCAGTGTTGATGGTGGTAGTAGTGGCGGCGTTGGATATCGCCCAAGATACAGCGGAGGCGGTAGGTAATGGCTAAGAAGAAAGCTAAAAAGAAAGTTGCGAAGAAGAATGGCCGGCCTACGAAGTATAAGGTTGAGTACAATGAGCAGGCATACAAGCTGTGCTTACTCGGTTCAACAGATAAGCAATTGGCTGATTTCTTCGTAATAAGCGAAGCAACGCTCAATACATGGAAGCACAAACACCCCAAGTTTCTAGAGTCCCTAAGAAAAGGTAAGGTTATTGCAGATGCTAATGTAGCCGAGAGCCTGTACGAAAGAGCAAGGGGATTCAGTCACCCAGACACACATATTAGCAATTTCCAAGGAGAAATAACACAAACTGAGATCACGAAACATTACCCTCCTGACACCGCAGCGGCCTTTATCTGGCTTAAAAACCGGGCTGGATGGCGTGATAAGCAAGAAACAGAGCATACAATAAGCGAAGACACGATAACCCTTTTAGGATTGATCGATGGCGGCACAAAAGGAAAATTGCCAGACCGACAAGAGGAGCAAGACGCTAGGTAATAGGTATTGGCGGCTTAATCACTTGTACTACATCCTGGACGAACAGGGGGATCGGGTTCTGTTTAAAATGAACCAGGTCCAGTATGCGATATACTTTGCTCTCTGGTGGCTCAATATCATCCCAAAGAGCCGTCAGCACGGTATGACCACGTTTATTGCCTTGTTTATGCTTGATGCTTGCTTATTCAATTCAGACGTAAGATGCGGCATAATAGCCCACAAACTGACAGACGCAAAGAAGATATTCCGCGACAAGATCAAATATGCTTACGGTAAGCTACCCGAAGACCTCCAAAAGTGCATTACATTAGTTAAAGATGACGCACAAGAGCTTGTATTCAGCAATAACAGCAGTATATATGTCGGCACTTCCATGCGATCCGGTACGCTCCAATACCTCCATGTTAGCGAATATGGGTATCTTTGCACCCATGCACCAGCTAAAGCGGCTGAGATCAAGGCTGGTGCGATGGAAACAGTACATGAGGGCGGGATGATATTCATTGAGAGTACATTTGAAAGCCCAACAGGTGATTTCCCTGAGATGTGCGAAGCTGCGGAGGAAATGAGAGTTAAGGGTAAAGAGCTTGGTCCGATGGATTACAAGATACATTTCTTTAGCTGGTTCCAGAAGGATAGCAATGTAACAGATCCGAAGTATGTCGAGATAACACCCGAGGGGCACGCTTATTTTGATAAGATTGAACGAATCAGGGACACTAAGCTATCGATTGAACAGCGGTCTTGGTACACAGCAAAGAAGAAGATACTCGGTTCATTGATGTACAAAGAGCATCCTTCTACGCTTGAAGAGGCTGCAATGGTTAAGGTTGTCGGTTCTTATTATGGCGAATCGTTCACCTGGCTGCATGAGCAGGGCAGGATCGGCGAAGTGCCTTACAATCCAGCTTACCCGCTTTATACGGTCTGTGATCCCGGTTATACGTCTGCTTTCTGGCTGTTTCAGGTCATGCCGACTGGATTTGTGCATTTCATAAGGTATTACGAGGACACAGGTAAGGACTTCGGGTACTATGCAGATGTATTCCTAGAGTGGAAAGAAAGATACGGCTACAGATACGGCGAGAAATACGCTCCTTACGACATAGATAACAACCAATACAAGCTTGTCGATGGCGGTGGGTTGCTTGACGTAGCACGTAGGGCGGGTATGGATTTTGTACAGATGGACGTAGAAAAGAGCGTTCACCTCGGCATTGCTAAGACAAATAACTTAATTAAAATGTGCAGATTCGATGAAGAGGGTTGCAAAGTTGGCATAAAGAAGGTAAAATCTTACCATGAGCAGATTAACACCGCGATGTCAACAGAGGATAAGCCAGTGTTTACAGGCATACCAGCCAAAGACGGCAACGACCACGCAGCGGACGCCCTGCGATATGTTCGAAAGGCAATCCCGCTGATAGAGACAGTTAATATCGCACCAGTAAGTCGCGGTAACTGGCAGGAACTTAAAAGGAAATACGCATAATGAGTGTAAACGCGAGTGATGCACAAGAAAGGGCGATTAACCTTGAAAAGATGTACGGTTTGAGGCTCAATAGCAGCCAAAAGCTCATCTTTATAAAGGCACTTGATGGCCAGCGTGCCTTTACGTCCCAAAAACAGCGATTTAATTCTATAAACTCGCAGCATTCAACAGAAACGAGGGTTTGTAAATGAAAGAAAAAGAACGTATAAGCAATATAGAAGCACTGCTAAAAGGTTGTACATTAAGCGATGATGGGGCCGCTAAGTTGCTATTAAATATAAATCAATGCACTAAACCAAGAGGCACCGAGGGTAAAAAGGCCGAAACAGTACACTTCGAGACAGATCAGATAGACAGGATGTTTCTGGAATTGGCGCAGTTTACGACCGCTAGAACAAAAGATGAGTTGAAGTTAGACAAAATAAATGCTATAAAGGCAGCAGCAGACAAGGTTTATGATTCAAGTACAGCTAAGTCGAACACATTGCAAGCTATTTACGGGGTTTTAAATGCCTAAAGACGGAACAATGAAGGTAATAAACATGCGTTGTCGGTTTATAGACCCGATAAGCGGGAAAGCAACAACTCAATGGCAGTGGGTGAGTGAGCAAGCAAAGCCCCTTTGTTCTAATTTGTTAAGAAAATCGGCAGCAATAGCAAGATGCGACATGCTAAGGAGTCACAGATAAATGCCTAAAGACAGCGACATTCAAAAAGAATACGACGAAGCCTACGATCACGCATGGGCTGCTTACGGTGACTATCAGACCGAGGCCAAGAAGGATATGCAGGCTTATCTCGGCGACATATTCACTTCAAAAGAGAAGATAAAGCTTAATCTCCGTGGCTCCGACCTGTTAAACATCCAGCTTATCCGTCCGATTATCAAGTGGGTTGCAGGATTCCAGGCAGACCACCGAAAAGGGATCAAGTATGAACCTATCGAGGGTGGGGACGTTGAGACAGCGAACGACTTCACGGAGCTTGGAACAGCGGTTATCCAGCGGAATAAGGGCTATAATATTATATCACGGGCATTCGAACACGCTTTAAAGACTGGGCTTTGCCTGGTTGACGTGTTTAACGACCTTAACGACGACACCCGGCTTGACCATTACTTTTACAATCAATTCTTGCTTGACCCGTCATGGACTAAGCTTGATCTATCCGATTGCAACTTTATGATGATGCGTAAGTTTGTCAACAAGGACCAGGCCAGGATATTACTACCCGAGGGATTTGGCCCAGAGATTAGCAAGATAGACGATGACAAGCACCAATCAGACGGTAAGTTTCCGAACCTTATTACCCCAATCCAGTTTGGCAATAAGATGTTCAGCTATGACCAATTCCAGCAGCGTGACACAGAGCAACGCACTATCGTCATCATCAAACAGACCGGCAAAGAAATGGAATGGAAGGGATCGAAGAAGGATTTAGACGTTTTGCTTAACGGGCTAGTCGAACAAGGCATACCCGCCGAGATGATAACGACTATCCAGCGTACTTTCCCTACTGTCAAGGTATCAGCGTTCTTGAATGGCAAGCATGTTGAAACGCAGATTGACCCGTTCAAGCTTGGCGATTACTCAGCTACTCCTATTCAATGCTTCTATGACCCTGAATACGATCAAATGAAGTGGAAGTTACAAGGCATGGTGCGGAGCTTGAAGGATATCCAGAGAGCCGAGACAAAGCGTATGATCGCGGCGATTGCATGGTACGAAAACAACATATCATACGGACTTGACTTTGAAGAAGGTGCATTGGTTGACGACGAGGACGCATTCAAGACCGGCGGTGGGCCGAGAATGTTTACGGAAGGCGCTCTATCAGGCGATAAAGCAAGGGACCGACAGACTCCACCAATGCCAGGCGGAATGCTCGAGCTTCACAATATGCTTACTGATTTAATGCCGAAGACAGTCAATGTCAACCCGGATATGATGGGCTTACCTCCAGATGCGAATGGCGCGGTTATCAGTGGATTGCTTTCAGAGTTGCGTATTGGCTCCGGTATGGTAGGCTTAAGGGGTTTATTCGACGATTTGAGCCAGTCACAGAACATTATCGGGAGCAAGTTGCTGAAATTGTACCAACGATACCCACAGAAGAAGGTTGTCCGGATTCTTGGACGTGAGCCATCAGAGGGATTCAGGGATGCAAAGACTGCTAAATTTGACGCAGCCACGGCAGAAGGAGTCTTGACAGATACGCAAAGAAATGTACAATATCAGGAAATGCTCAATTTAATGATCAAAGGTCAAGAAATGGGCAAGCCGTTCCCGGCAGAATGGGAAGACTTGCTTGAGCTTGGCACTCTGCAGATATCGCAGACTATGCTTAAGAAGATGAAGGAACGCACCGAACAGGCCCAGAAAAAGCAACAGGAACAGCAACAGCAGCAAGACAAGCTGCAAGAGCTAACAATACAGTCAATACAGGCTTCGACCGCAGAAGACGCAGCACAGGCCGAGGAGCGAAGGTCAGAGGTCAACGCTAATCTTGCTCAGGCTGGATTGGATCAGGCTAAGACTATTACAGAAATAAAGGCGGCAGAGGGAGAGATTGGAACTCGTACAGTGGATCAGCTTATCGAGATTGCCAAGCTTAACCTTGAGCAGCAGAAACTTAATCAACCCATACAAAATGGAGTGAAATAAATGAAAACTAAAGGCTTAACCCACGGCGACATAACAGACGCTTTCAATGCTGACTTGCAAAAGAACATTGAGAAGATTGTCAACGCTAAATCAAAGCGAAAACGCCCTTATTACATCTTAATCCATATAAAAGGCAGCTATGACGGGCCTTTAGCGATGGGAAACAATAACGAACTACTCCACGGAGTCGACAAAAAACAGGAACGATTCCGGGGCGAAACAAAAGAAATGGACTTATCTGGCGTTAAAGTCGGTCATACGATCATACAGGTGCTTGAACCTTACCAGGTCCCAAACGTACCACTTATAGCCAATATCTTAATGAAAGTGGACAATAAAGCCGGCACAATAGAACGAATGTACGCTTTACCGCCAGATATTCCAACAGTCGATGACGGTAAGAGCCAAGAATGTGAATCAGTAATCAGGGATGCTCAGGGCATGCCTATTGTTTATGGAGCTACAGCATGACGCAAGATGAAGCACTAAGAATAGCAGGCGATACACTTATTATGGCTTTCCCAGATACATACGGATCGATCACGTTCAACCTGCAAGGCCAAAGAAAAACTGTCCATGCTAACGTAATAAGCAAAATAGTTCTTGAAAGTGGTGACAAACAGATTAAAATAGACCAGAAAGAGAGCAAGCAATTATGAAAAGATGCGATAAATGTAAATTCGGCGAACCTGTAGCAGAACGTATTAAGTGCAGGCGATTCCCGGCTACCAGTGACGGCAAGGGCCATAAGTCGAAAGATACCCAGCCGATGATGCTGCGGGATGACTGGTGCGGAGAGCATATCAAGAAATGATGCTATTTTCAATTACGATGATTATATTCTTTATAATGTCAATGAATAGGTAATAATGAGCGGCGTAAGCAAAAAGCTATGCATAACACTTATCGGCATACAAGCCGTAGTCCACATGGCCGATGACGCCACTGAGAAGTTCCCTTATGGGTGTTTAATAGTCGGCATGGTCATCATTTACAAGCTAGTGCAGTGCAGGATTGACGTAATAAGAAGTAAATTTGGTAAACAGGAAGAAAAGTAGAATGACAACAAAAGCAGAAATAGACAAGATAGTGAATGAGATACTAGGCGATAATAATGTTTGCGAGCCTTCACTGGAAACAGTTATCGCTTCAAAAAGAACCATGTCGATTTTAACAGAAGATACAGAATGAAGATGGCAATTATATATTTAACTGTCACACTCGCAGCATTGGGCTGCCTGGTGTGCTACTAACCCTTACTGGCAGGAAGTGCGATGTTTGAATTTCTTAACATATTCGACACAATGTATGAAAACGTATCAGTAGGCTTGATGGTGTTAATACTTTTGGTATTGATGGTAAAGTAGAAGCAAATTGACAACTAAATAAGAGCAACACGAACTAATCGAAAGCTCAAATCACCCTTAACGGGGTTGGTTTGGGCTTTTTTAATGGATTTTGATAAGTAACTGAACGCCTACTAAGGCATAACTTTTTAAGGAATAGTAACATGGAAACAGACGTAAACACGGATCAGATCGTCGCTGACTCAGGCGTAGTGCAGGCCGCCTCTGCAACAGAACCAGTAATAGACGCAGGCCAGCCCGTCCCTGGTGAAGGAGTACCTACTACTGAGGGCGTACCTCAACAGCAGGCCGTTGCTCCGACGGAACAACAGGTAGAGCAAAAAGGACCAGTGCCATACGAAAGATTTGCCGAGGTTAATTCCAAGGCGAATACGGCAGCAGCAGAGAATGCACAGCTCAAAGAGCATATAAGCCTTCTCAGTAATCAGCAGCCGACCCAGCAGCAGCAACAGCCAGTACAGCAAGTCCAAGAGGGGCTTACTTCGCAGGTTATGAAGCAGTTGGGGATCGACGAAGACTATGCAACGCCAGTACAAATGGCACAAGTTATTGACACTGTAGCGAATATCAGAGCTACCCAGACGGCTACGCAGACTCAAAATGCGCAGTTTATGGCGACGCATGCTGATTTTGCACAGGTTGTCGGTGGTAATGATCCCGTAACAGGTCAGTTTACCTACGCTCCACCGTTGTTAAGAGCTATTCAGCTCAATCCACAGTTGATGACCGACTTACAGGCAGCAGGGACAGGCGCAAACCGCCTTGCTTACCAGATCGCAGTCAGTGACCCAACTTACCAGACGCAACTTGCACAGGCGAATAAACCCGCCCCGCAATTACAGGCAGAAGCAGCAGAGGCGGCTATAAACTCCGCTCAAAGCATGACTTCTATCTCAGCGGTTGGTAGTGGTGGAGTTATTGACAAAGCGGCAGAGCTTAGAAATATGTCTGACGCTGATTTTGCCGCCCATAAGCAGGCCGTCATACAACAAGGCGGAGTATCGTCTTACTAATGAAAGGAGCCAATTAAATGGCTGACAATCTAACAACAACCGTACAAGTGCCGCCAGCAGTGGGTATATTTTACGAACGGACTCTTTTACAAGAGAACCGGCCTAAATATATCTTCAACAGGTTCGCACAGAAGTTTTCTATCGGCTCTAAGGGCGGGAAAACTATCAAATGGCGCAGATATTCGCGATATGCAGCTGCGACCACACCGTTGACCGAGGGAATTACCCCTAACGGCCATAAACAGGCAAGAGTTGATTTGCTCGCAATAGCTTCACAGTATGGCGATTTTGCAATCGTTACCGATGTTGTCGACTTGACAATAGAGGACGCAAATATCACTATCGAAGTTGATTTGCAGTCAGATCAGCAGAACAACACCAACGATGTCCTCACTCGGGATATCCTGGTTAATGCCGCTTCGTCTATCACTTGTTCTAACGGCGACCCAACAGCAACACTGTTGAACCGTGAAGATATCGACACCGCCCGCGGTACACTACGCGGAAACGATGCCGATGTTATTACAGGAATGATCGCGGCCGGAACAGGTCAAGGCACAGGTCCAGTCCGGCCTGCATACTTCGGGATGGCTCATACCGATCTTGAAGATGACCTTGAAGACGTGTCAGGCTTTAAAGAAGCAACAAACTATGCTGCTCAAAAGGGCGTAGACGTTGCCGAAAAAGGCCAGACAGGTAATGTCCGATGGTTGCTTTCGACTCAGGGAGCTACTTCTGGCTCAAACTACCTTAACCCAATCATCGCTAAGAACGCTTACGGCGTTGTTGATATTAGCGGTGGCAATATGAAGAGTATTGTCAAAGGACTAGGTACAGCAGGCACAGAAGATCCTCTCGATCAGAGAGCTACTGTTGGTTGGAAGATGTGGCAAGTTGCCCGCATCTTGAATGACGCTAATATTATCGTGCTTATTTGCACTAACGGCTAAGAAAGGGGTATTACTATGAGAAAAGTATTAAGACATATTGAATCTGACGGGCTCGCGGTAATCGTCGATATTGGCTTTGTGCCAAATCTAGCAAAGGTTCATCTGAGCGATGGAACAAATGTAGATATAATTACATGGTTCCAGCGAATGTTTGATGACGAAGGCGAATATGGAACTATTATGACGGGTACATCCGGCACAACCACAGTGGCAACTACGGCTGCGACTGGTATTTCGGCTTTTGATTCTACGTTGCCAAGACAGATGCTCCCAGCTCCTAGCGGTACAGGATTACAAGGTGCATCATTGCCTAGTGCTTTTGTCGCGGGGACTGCACAACCAACAGCCAGAACAACGGCCGTTCTTGGAACAGTAACTAAGCCTTCGATCGCAAGTGGCAACACTAAGGGTTTGATTGCTGAATGTACTGTTTCTGGTGGTGTTTACGGCACAGAACCAACTTGGCCAGAAATCGAAGGCCAAACTGTTTCCGATGGTAATAACACTTGGATAATGCGAGAATCTATTATCGAAGATATCGGTGTTAAGGGTATCCAGATCGGTGCGGATGTTATCAACAACGATAACGGCAACCAGATTTATATCGAAGCTGAATTTGCAGATGCAGACCCAGCCGAAGTAGACGCTGGTAGCGTAGTTGCAGGAAACCCAGTTTAATTAAACGGGGGTCGTTAAGTCGGCCCCCATAACTTTAAAAGGAGTAAATATGAGCACTACTACAGAAGCACCTCAAGCTCCCTTGACGTTCAAAGAACGCATAAAGGGCAAGAGTAAAAAAGATCTGGCTGAGATTGCAAAAGAAGAATTTCAGTTAAATGTTGATACTAAAGTCGAAGTCGATGTATTGCGCGATACCTTGCAGAGAATGCACGAATCGCGAGTTACTACGGCATTGGAAAAGAATCAGGCAGCAGCCCAGCTCTTTCTCGAAAGAGACAAGGACGAAAAGCTATTGCCGATAATCTTCCAGCCACTCGATTTCCCGACTAACCCTCTTAAGTTCTCTTTTGATGGTGGGTTTGGAATACGAGACAGGAAGAACCCGAAAAGAAATCCGGGAGGACTGTCAAGAATGGCTAACTTCTTTCTCATTCCAGGCGAAACGTATCAACTGCCTTTGTGTGTTATAAATCACTTGAAGAGCAAGACTTACCGGGACAATAAACCTCAATTTGATAGCGAAACGGGTATGCAGAACGGCAATATACCTATTATCAAGCCGAGATTTATGCTGACTCCTGTTCTGTCTGACGCAGCGATGAACAATTTAGGTTCAAGAAACTTTAGCTAGAAAGGGCCAATTATGGCAATTAAACACGTAAGATCGGGCGAAGTCGATACGCCCGAAGAGGTTGCAAAGGCAATAAATAGACTTATCGACAATATGAATCAGATGGAAGCTAAGATTGAACAGCTTGTATCTGAAAAGAAAACTAAAACTTCAAAGAAAGGGGCCAAAAATGAGAAATAAACTGATTCTAGGCTTAGTGTTGGTAATTATCGCAGCAGTGATGTTCATCCCAAGCGATGATGTTACGGCTCAAGTAAACACCAAGAATATCAATTTTAACACAGTTCAGCCAACTAACGATCTTGTGAAGATACTCCAAAAGAGTTTTAATCAGGTCAACCAGGACGTATTGCAAGCAGGCGGCGGAGCAGGTCTATGGTCGAATGGCAAAGTTTATTTTGTTGATGGCAATAAGTTAATTGCTGGTTCAGGTACAGGCGGATGGAGTAATGCGTTTAATACTCTTTCTGCTGCGTTGGCCGCAAGTCACGCTGATATTGCCGTAAGTTCACAAAGACACTTCGCAAGCAGGAATACAATTTTTGTCCAAGGCGATATGATTGACGAAGATATTACCGCGCTTGCGCAGAAGACAGATATTATCGGTGTTGGGAGCAACGATTTCGCTCCCAAAGCTGGCATATCCGGTAATTGGGCAATAGCTGCTACTACGAACTATCAGGGATGTAGGTTCTTTAATATGGACTTCTCTGACAGTGCGGCAGGCGGGGTACTGTTCGCGATAGATGGGCAGTCAGGGGTCGAGTTTTATAATTGCACGTTCGATTCTGCCGCCACCGATACCGTAGGGTTGAGCATTACGAGTAGTAGTTGGACTAAGGTTATCGGTTGCGATTTCGGGCCTGTATCTGGCGCAGGGCGTGGATTTTCTGTAGCGGCAATACAAGTCATAGAAGACGACCCGGTTTACCAAGCATTGATACAAGGGAATTATATATCTGGTGCGGTTGGAATAGACGAATAACGGCAGCAGCAGAAGCAGATAATACATCTTACGACATAGACATTGCTTGGGCGATCAGTAACCATTTTACTGGTAACGACGAATCGAACAGAGTTCCACCTTTAGCAGATGAGTAAATCTAACGGGAGTGGCTTCGGTCACTCCCATATTTTGAGGTAATTATGGCAAAAACGTGGACATTAGCTGAAATAAGGAAGCTTTATCGAAAGCTGATCGGAAGGCCGAGCATAAGCCAGATTTCAGATTCGGACGCAGACGACAATATCAACGACTGGTATCGTAACCAGTTCCCACTAGAGGCAGACGATGGCTTTTTCAGGGAATGGCTAACGCAGGCATTGACAGCGACTGATAACGGTGTTTATTCACTTGACGAGTCCGTTTTAGTTGTGCAGGAACCCGTAAAGATTAACGGAGATCCTCAGATATTCACAATGGACGATGTTAAGTTCTTCGAGGAGTTCCCAGGCGAGTTCACAGGTGCTTTCGTCATCAATGATGCTGGTGTTGGGCTTGCTATTGGAACTTCAAGCACATCTGCAGCGAAGAATGGCAATGCCTTTTCGTACAATATAGGCGGTAATGCTTATCCAGAGGCAATAAGCACCGAAACGGAACTATCAGGCAGTACCGTCCCGCAAAACAAATATGGTGCATGGAGGCTTGAAATTGATGTTAATGGCACTGTTTCGATCCAGGCCGCCAGCGATAACGCTAGTGGATATGCAACGGTCGGCCTGGCGGTTCAGGGATTGCCAGCAGAAAGCTCCACCAAGGCCGCTATGGGCTACGTGACGGCGATTAACACTGCAGCGGGTGGATTTATCCCCGGAACGACCGCCTTGGACGCAGGAACGATTACAGCGACATTTACTGACGGATGGAACAGCAAGCGTGGAATCCCAGGCTGGGTTCTCCTGTTCGACCAGCAATTATATGTAGAAAAGAAATCAGACGATTACAGGGAACTAAAAGCTCCTTACTTGAGAAAGCCAACCGAATTAACGTCAGATTCCAGCACGCCGGAAGACGTAAGATGGGGCGAAGCGATTGCTTATGGCGCGGCAATATCGTTCTTGGTAAGCGATCAAGATATACCAGGAGCGAGAGAGATTGAAACGAAATTTGCAGACTTAATAAAGAAAATAAACTCTAAATATTACAGACAGAAACAAATTGGCAGAGTGCCACAGGCTTCTATTTAAGGAATACATTATGAGAAAGAAACTATTTATTATCGCGGCATTGTTGTTGATTATCGGCGTTTGTTTTGCTGCTGACTTGTCAAGAGTCCAACCAGTAGACAGAAACAAGGACGTAGTTGATCCAGGTGCGGTTCATACCGTCAGGGCTACATGGGCCGTGATCGACACTACATCGAGTACGGGGACAGAACCGACTGACTTGGCTGTGACGGAAAGAACTTACCAAACCGTAAAGACAGCTATCGGCACTGGTGCATCTGGTGATGATGAAATATCTATATTTGACATACCGCGAGGGTGGAACGCTATACGATTACGCGCTCAAGGGATTACTGACAATGGCACTTATACCGTCCAGATTTACGCAGGGACTCTTGGCGATGGGAACAGGGATACAGATTCGACTACTGCTGATTGCGAACTGGCTTATATTGGTCAATTTGCATGGGTTGTTGGAACGCAAGGAGCGGTTACGGCTACTTACGAAATGGCAGACGCCGTAACAGTGACTGAATCCGATTGGACGGTTGATATGACTGCAACAGGGTTAGTTAGAACGCCCGGCAGCGAAAGAGTTGCAGAGGTAAGATTTGACCTCCTCGGCGCCGACCTTATCGTAATCGTCCCGACAGTGGCCAGTGCAGATTCTAAACTTTTAGCGAGGGGGTTCTAATATGAATAAACATCCATTGAAATCAATTACGATATGGAGTCAGGTGATAATTATTGCTTGCGTTTTCTTTCTTGCAAAATTCCCTGAGCCTCTAACAGAAGGATTCACGACAGACCAGTTATGCGATTGGGCTATTGCGATAGGAAATGGACAAAAGGTTCAGTTTATCTGCATGATTATAGTTGCATTTAATTTAATAGGTATATGGGGAAGGCTTCGGGTGAAGAAATGAAAAAGTTTACAGCATTATTCTTATGCGGAATGTTCTTTTGCTTACCTCTTCTATTGGGTGCCTTCGACAAGGATAAACCAGCCGCCAGTACGTCACTAAGGGCTTCAAATCCTGAAATGCTTGCAAATCAATCGCAATTACAGACCGCTATTGATAATGAGCATATATTCACTGGCACGTCGGCAAGTACACAAACCGGCGATCACACGCAAGGCTCTGCAAGGTGTTTTTCGCAGGCAACCGCTCCGGCAACGCGGATAGACGGAGATGGCTTCCTGTCTACCGATCTCGGCTCTTTGTGGGTAGATACTGACGATAATCAACTTTACATCTTAACTGCAACGACTCCTACTTGGACTCAAATATCAACAGAGTTATACGAGACATTCTTAGCTAATCCGAGGGTATTTCTTGATACATTGGGAGTTACGGGTAAGTTGACGGCTTTGGCTGACGCAGAAGTTACGACCACGCTAGACGTAGGGACATCGTTAGATATAGCTAGTACAATTGCGATAGTCGGCACGATTGATGACGACACTATGGCCGCCGCTACGGATACGAATATAGCAACGTCTGAGAGTATCGTAGCCTACACAGACGCGGCCCCGGCCGCTCAAATGACACCATCGGTTTATGCAGGCGAAGAGAGCGTTACGTTCCCTAATGGCCTGATATTAAAACAGGGACATTCCTCTTCTAACCCAACAAATAATACAATCATCACTTTCGGTACGCCATTCCCCAATGGAATTACTTCTGCTCATCCAACAGGTATTGACGCAGCTACAACCCGCGGTAGTCCTCCATATCTCACATCTAAAAGCGCAAGTGCAATTAGAGTAAACTCGGGCAGTTCTTACACTGATGGTTTTGACTGGCAAGCGTGGGGATACTAATATGCCACCATATCAACCGTTCTTAATATCAGACTTAACAGAAGGTAAGGTAACCCGCAGAGATGCGTGGTTGCTGCCTTCTGATGGATTCGAGGAACTTGATAACTGCCAATTAAAACGTGGCGTGCTGGAAAAGCGTCGAGGTCGGAATAAGCTCGGTCAGATTGTTAAGATTGATACAGCCACGCAAAATCCGACATTGCAGACTAATCCGGTTATGGGCGTGTTTAATCATCTATCTGGCAATACACAAGAATTGATAGTGTTCGATAAGGAGCGCATGAATACTTTTGTTTCAGATAAAGCATCGGGCATAATTCTATTGTCAGTAGCCGACCTTGGCGGTTCGCCTAACCAAGTGAGGTTTACGGTCGCTTCTGGACATGGACTTTTAGCAGACGAAATAGCAACGGGAAGTAATACCACTAATTACAACGGGACATATCGAGTTGAAGCAGTCGCAGCTACAACTATTGACGTGGAAAGTGCGTTTGTGGCAGAGACATTTGGTGCGTCCTCTCAACTCAATCAAGAGCAATTCACAGACGCGTCAAGACACCGCATACGCTTTGATTTTACGGCCCAGTCAGGTTATACGCCAGCTAATGGCGATACAATAGAGCAGGCCGTCAGCGGAGCGACAGGGACAGTTGATGCGGTGACAGTTGATTACGGCACATTTGGCGGGCAAGATGCGGTCGGTACAATCATATTCCAAGACGGAACAGTAACCGGAACATTCGCAGACGCAGAGCAGTTATTTGAAAGCGGGACACCGGCAAATATAGTAGGCGATTCTACAACCGCAGGAAACGATAGTAATTGGACGGGCGATAATACAAACTTTTTCTGGATTGAGAACTGGACGCTCGGCGGAGCTTCAAACACATACATCACCAACAATAACGATCCTATCGAGATATACGACGGTACAAATCTAACTCAACTGTCTATTGATATTGGGCTTGATGGTGATAGAACAGGACAAAACGACGTAAATAGCGCCTTATTGATATTCGTAGTAAAAGAGAGAATCGTAATACTTAGCACAAATGAAAATGGCACTGACTTCAATCAGAGGGCGAGATGGTCAGCGATCAAAGAACCTCAGTCATGGCCTACGGGAAACTTTGTAGACGCACCAACTGAGGACTTCATTGTTTCGGCCGATTTCCTTGGTGACGATCTTTATGTGTGGTTCGAGAATAGTACGTGGGTATTTGAATACACCGGCGATTCAGTAGTGCCTTTCGTATGGAGAAGGTTGTCGGCTCAGGACGGAGCAATAGCCCAAATGTCGCTTACTACCAGAAATAACCTTCAGAGAGCAATAAGCCCAACCGAGATACTGGCAAATAATGGGAATATAGTAGCTCATATAGACGAAAAATTACCGGATGTTGTTTTGGAGTGGAATCCTGATTCAGCTCCTTATAGTACCAGCATAGTATTAGAAGAAGAAAAGCAGATATATTTCACCTACGCAAGAGTCGAAACGGTTGCTAATGCTGACGGGAATAAGTACCCAGACAGAGCTTTGGTCCTTAATTACGAAGAAAGCAACTGGGCTACACATAGGCATCCGATACATTCTTTGGGATCTTCTTCTTTGGAGTCTGATGTAACATGGGATTTAGATGCGGCATGGGAGGATATTGACTTCTCATGGAATACGTCAGACACGGTTTCCGGTTTCCCGTTCACGATTATGGGCGATCATGCTGGAGTTTTATTCCAACTAAACACTGGCGGTAGTGATGCTGGGACGGCTATTGAGTTCAATGCTAAAACAGCAAGATTTAATCCATACAACCAGACAGGCCAAAAGGCTAAACTTTGGAAGATAGAGTTCCTTTGCGATGTAAACGCTGACGTTAGCTTTGATGTTGAACTATTCTTGAACTCTGACGCCACGAAATACCAAACAAGTACCATAACGACATCAGAAAGTGAAGGGTCGGACGAGGGGGCTACCGATAAGGCTTGGTACTCCGTCTTTTCTGGGGCAGTTGGAACATTCCATAGTGCAAACATAACAAACAACGCGTCCGGCAATAGGCCAAGAATACATGCGATGCGATGGTGGTTCAAGCAAGCTGGGAGGGTCAAATGATAGAAAAACTCCCAGTAAACCAAGAGTTCCCAGCAGAACCAAAACAAAGCAAACTTGTCTTATGGATTCAGAACCAAATATACAGGCCGATAGCAAGGCGGATAAATTGGTTCCTTGATTTCTTTACTGCTACTGACGACGGCGATGGCGGGGAGTTCGCACCTGGCTTTGGGCCAGTTTCTTATATTGATTTTGATATCACATACATGGACGGACAAAAAGAGGGTCGGTTGCAGTGGAATGTTGATGACGGCACACTTGAAGTTGGTATGCCGGGCGGGGCAGTTAATCTTCAAATCGGTCAAGAAATGTTAGTCAGAGTCACTAATGATACTGGATCACAGATCGACAATGGAACTCCGGTTTATATCTCAAGTGCTTCCGGCACAAATATAAAAGTAACCCCGGCAGATGCCGATTTTGCTGGCGGCATTGGACTTAGGACGTTTGCTGTTGCTACAGAGGATATCGCCGGTAATCAAAAGGGATATGTCGCTACTCAAGGATTTGTAAGAGATATTGACACATCATTCGCCGCTGTCGCAGGTCTGCCAGCCTATTTAGCCGTAGGAGGTGGGCTTACAACTACAAAGCCTACCGCTCCTGATATATCTTACTTAGTTGGTATTGTCACAATAGCCCATGCCAGCAATGGCGAATTATATGTTATTCAGACTTCGATACCAAACTTAAGCAGTCTTAGTGATGTTTCAACAGCTGGGCTTGTAGACGCAACGCCTTTGCAGTGGGACTCAGGAGAAAATATATGGGCGCCATTGAGTACCTGGCGTGACGAGCTTAACCAACTTATCGGTTCAAGACTCGAAAGCCCATCATCTAATATAACCCAAAACAACATAGAGAGTAGTGTTACCTACGATACCAATACTGACCTTGACGACTATGTAACCATGAACGTGCAATTCAACCATGACTGGGATATAGGCACTGATGTCCACCCTCATATCCATTGGTGGCAGGAACAGGCCGACATCCCAAACTGGATGATTGAGTATAGATGGCAGATAAACGGGGCAGAAAAAACTACAACATGGACACCGATGATATGGCAAGCAAATGCTTTTACTTACGCCGGAGAAACATCGCTTGACCAGATAACAGGCTTTGCACCGATATCTCCGCCAGTAGGAGCCGGACTGTCTGATATCATGCAGATAAGGCTTATTAGGGATAACGATAACGATTCTACTCTGTTTGCTGGGGCAGATCCAGTAGCAGGTGACGTAGATGCAGTTAACCTCGATGTACATATAGAAGTTAATACGCTAGGTTCAAAAACAGAGTTCAGTAAATAAAGGAATATATTATGGGATTATTTGATAAGGCATTACAAAACTTAGGGCTAGGCGATATTTTCGATCCGACTGGTGGCGGCAATCAGCAACTGCCAACTAAGACGCCTGAACAGCAGGACTTCTTAAAGTCATTGCTTGGCGGTTTGCAGGGATTACTACCGCAAGGCTTAACTCCGGTAGACTTCACAGCCGCAGGTGCGTCACCTCTCCAACAGCAGGCTTTTGGCAGCCTAGGAGGCATCGGACAGCAAGGATTCGATATAGCTAGTCAACAGCTCGCAGGATTCGACCCGTCGCAAGTGCAAGGCTTTTTAGGCCAAGCGGGAGGGGCATTGAGTCGGGGATTAGAGGGAGTTGGAACGCAGGCCATCACAGACGCCTTCGCACCGTCCCGACAATTAGCCCAGAATCAATTCCAGCAGGAAACGATACCTAACTTACTTGAAAGATTTGGGGCCTCTAGCGGCGGTTCTGGGGCTTTACAAAGCCAACTAGCCAAAGCGGGTGGAAACTTATCTCTTGGATTAAGGGCGCAAGAAGCTCCATTCATAGGACAGGCAGCATTAAACGCTCCGGGTCAGCAGTTCCAAGGTGCGGGATTAGCCGGGAATCTTGCTCAGTTGCCTGGCCAATTAGCTGGTCAAGGGTTGAATTTCAGCAATAGTATTTTGCAACAACTGTTAAGTGCAGGTGGTACACAACGCGGAATAGCTGGGGATCAGCTTAGGGCGCAGCAACAAACAGCATTGCAGCCTCAGAACTTACTTGCTCAGTTTGGGCCACTCGGATTAGGTACTCAAACTTTTGAAAACATAGTAACGCCTCCGGGGCCAAGTTTATTCAGTCAAATCGGTCAAGTAGCAGCAGCCGCAGCTCCGGCATTCATATAGAAAGGAAACGCAATGGCAACAGTACTACCAGCATTTAACCCAGTAGCAGGCGTAGCGGAAGCATTAGGACCGACAGCAAGGTTCTTTGCCCAGAGAAAGTTTGACCGGCAACAACTTGCAAGACAACTGCAACAGCAACAATTAGGAATAGCCGACCAGCAGGCACTCGCTCAGTTCATACAGCAGCAAAGGAGCGGAGGAGGTATTCAGCAAGACGGGCAATTACCGCCTATACCTCAGAGTATATTGGCTGGTCAACTGCCGAACCTTCAGACGCTTGGCGGAGGTAACGCTTTGCTTAATTTCCTCGGTCAACAGCAAACGCCGACACAAAGTCAGCAGGCACAGGCTAACCTGGCATTAACTCAGGCGCAGACACAAAAGGCATTGCGACCAACAGCTACTTCGGTTTCGGCGTTCCAAGAGAAGCAGAATTTCATAGACTCGCTTGCTGCGATACCGAAAGACCAAAGGACGCCAGTACAGCAAGCACAGCTAAACAGCTTGACAGGCGCAGAAACAGAAAAACCAAAAGCAGGTGCATTGCAAGTCGCTACAGAAGGTGATGCGTCAGGGTTCGCAACTGGAACTGTATTTCAAGCAGATCCGCAAGGCAATGTAAAGGTATTATCAGAGCCGGGCGGGGAAGGGCTTTCTAGGGCCGATAAGGTCAAGCTTGCGGTAACTCAAGGTAAAGAGTTTAGGGATACGTCAGTAGTGAAAAACTTCAAGACTGTTCAGACTATGGAAAGGAATATAAAGGCAGCACTAAAAAGAGCATTAGACCCGAATGTTAAAAGCAAGGCATTCGCTGACCAAGCTCTCGTAATTGGATTCAATAAGCTACTTGACCCTACTTCAGTTGTTAGGGAAAGTGAGTTTGCTAGAACACCGCAAGGAACGGCTTTGCTGAATAGATTAGAAGCTGGTGTTAGGAAAATTAAAGAAGGTGGAGTTGGTATTACAAATGAAGACAGGCAGGAATTGGCAGACGTTGCGAATGAACTATTAACACAAAGCAAGGTTGCATTTAATGAAACATTCAGCGACTTTAAGGAAAGAGCAGAACAAATAGGGTTGAATGAGAAGATAATATTCGGCAAACAGAAATTATTAGATATCGCAGTGATAGGCAATACTGAAGGGGTAGGTTCCGGTCGACCTGAAAGAAAATCAAGATTTGGACTTACGCCAACAAATACAGATGAGCTAAGAAGAATAAACGCTGAAATAGCTGAGTTGGAGGCACAAAGATAATGTCGCTTACGTCCGAACAAGAAGAAAGGCTCAGAACCTTAAAGTCGCAAAGAATAACCCTTACTAGAGGTATCGGTCAGTCAGAGCGTGTACAAAGACTTGAAAAGCCACTAGAAGGCGCTCAAACACAACAGCAATTTGGTATACTTCCAGACCCAGCTGATATTAGACTTCAAGAATTAAGGAGCAGAAGGGCGCAGATTATATCACGATCAGCTAAAGAGCAAGCTGCGCCTGATGAGTTAATTAGCCAACTGTTCGGCATTGGCCCATTAGATGAGCAGCCAACTAGACCTCCTGTGCCGCAAGTGACCGGCGATCCTGCGTTTTCCGGGGCTGGTACAGAAAGGGAGCAAATAGTTAATTTCGCTAAAAGGAAGAACGCCTTAGTCCAGCTAAGGAAGAAGTTCTCTGACGATCAAATACAAAATGCCGTACAAATAAGTAACCTAGAAACCAAGGCAGAGACTTTCCAGCCAACTGACATAATACCAGTAGCGGCCGGGGCTCTTGCAGGATTAGCTACAGGAGGGCCAGACCCGACAGATATAGCCACTGTACCATTTGTAAGCAAACTGGTTGCTAACTTGATCAGAAGTGGAGCTACTACGGCAGGGACGGCGGGTGGAGAGATATTAAGACAGAAGATCACCAATGAACCAATAGACGTTAAAAGAGCAGGTAAAGTTGGCTTAATTGACGGCCTCCTTGACTTCACCGGAGGAACTGTGTTTGATATGGTTGGCTCTACGATGGCTCCATTTAAGCAATCTATTATACCAGAAGCACAGGCATTTGCTGAAGACTTTGCTAGGGTAGGCGAAAAACTCGGGTCTGATATACCTTTCAGGATTACGCCGGCACAATTAACGGCAAGCGGAGCAATAGATACTTTTGAGACCATAGCAGAGACATCGCCTACATCTAGGGGGTCAATACGAAATCTCAAAAAGGTAATCCAGCCTAAGCAATTCGAGCAATTCACTAATTTCAAATTAGATGAAATAGCAGATGGAATAAAAAGGCTTGACGCTACTGACCTTGCTCCGATAATTGACGATGCTTTACGTGGTAAAAAAGGAACACTCACTTTAGCCAAAATGCAAAGTAGGAGGAATTATGCAGCTTTAGATGAATTAGTAGGTGACGCATCTATAGATTTAAGGCCATTAAAGAAATTCGCTCAAGACAAACTTGATTCGGCAGCTAAGATAGGTGGGAGATCACTTTCGCCAAGCGGAAGGTCGGCATTGCAAGATATAATCCTAGCAGACGAGAAAGTTAGTTACCAGTTAGCGGCGGAATTAAGATCGTCATTTTTAGGTGATCTACCGGCCATGAAATTCGTTAAAGACCGTAACGTGGGATTAATACAGACTCTAGCTAAGAAAACTGACGAACTAATATCGTCCCCAGGCTCTAAATTTGGAATATCAGAAAAAGCTGACGCCATGAGAAGAATAGCCAATAAATTCCATGCCGAGAATTTCGGAACGGGCATAAGCGGAGGCAAGGTGGGAACTTTCAATAATAGGGCCATCAAGTCAACTTTGAGGGCAATTAGCGAAAATGAGCCAGACAAACTAATCCCTCTATTTTTCAGGAAGAATGGAAGAGCCACGGTAGAGATTGGAAAAGAAACCCTTGGCAATAAAACATTTACCAGACTTAGGTCTACATGGCTGGATGATATCATTAGGCGATCATCAACAGCAGACGGAACAGTAAAGGGGAATGTGTTCTTACATAACATAAACTTACTTGGCCCGGAAACATTAGAGGCTGTTTTTCCGAATCCAGAGCACCTTAGGAATGTAATGGAAATTGGAGTTGGTTCTCAGATAATACAGAAAGCAACGGGTGGTGCTGGAAACCTTGCGTCACAGCAAGCACAGTTTGGGGCAATATTAGCAATAACTTCTGGCGCAACAGCAACTCCCAGAGGAACAGTTACGGCCCTTGGTATACTTGGAGCACCCAAGTTGATGGCGGCGGTCATAAATAGCCCTAAAGCTTCTAAGTTGCTAGTAGAGGGTATGAGATTGCCAATAGGAAGCAAGGCCGCAACTTCGATATTCGCAAGGAGCATACGGGCAGCTACGCAGAAGAACAAAGAGCCAATACTAGAAGAAATTAGACAATTACAAGAACAACAACAGAAACTTGGCCAATAGGCCAACAATATCACCATCACCAGAACTAGGAATTTAAAGGAGCAGCAACATGGCAAAGGAGCAAGAGCAAGGATTAAGCATGTTAGTTAAAGCCGTAATAGGAGTAGTCTTATTCGGAATTACCGTGTGGGGCATATCATGGGCGGCAAGTAGTGGGAGTTCCGCAACCGCAGGTACGATAATGACGAACCAAACAAGGATAATGGAGGTTGAATCAGACGTTAAAGAATTAGACAAAAGGCTTGATAGCTCAGAGAAGATGCAGATATCACTAGCGAAAGACCAACAAGCAATCCTTAGCGGTCAGCAGGAAATGAAGGCTCAACAATCAAAGTTTAGCGATATGATGATGAGCAAAATTGAATCAGACGCAGAAATTAAAGCATGGATAAAATCCATAGATAAGGTAGACTAATGGCGAAAAAAGCGACAAGAAGGAGAAGGACAGCGACCAAAAAGAAACGAACGGCACGTAAAAAAGCTAGCAGTTAATAAGATTACATCTACTTTCTTCTTAGAACGCCCGCCGTAGGTTTACAGTAGCCTACGACGGGTTTTTATTCAAACCCAGCATAAACAATTTCCCCAGCTTCAATAATCTCAAGCTTCTCAATATGGTTAGTCTCTGAAACAGGCTTTTCTAAAGTGTCGAGCAATGCCCGTATTGTGTCTCTGGCTAATTTTAACTTATTGTCGCTCATTTTGTATCCTTAAAAAGTCCCATGCTGTCTTTAGCCTCTTGTACCCTCTTGCGGGCTATTTCGCAGTATTCAGGGCTTATCTCTATGCCTATGTAGTTTCGGCCCATCAGCTCCGAAATTTTCACTGTCGTTCCACTTCCCGAGAATGGGTCTAATACTAAATCGCCTTTGTTACTCCACGATACTATGTGTTCTTTGGCTAATTTCTCGGGGAAAGTTGCTGGGTGTTCAAAGGATGATTTATCCATCGATGATTTACCCCATCCTACATTGTACTTCCAAATATTATCCCTGATTCTATCACTTTTGCCCATTTCGTATTTCATTTTCTCGGTAGAACCATCGGCTTGTCTTGAAGTAGCAGACACGGTTTTCTTTCCAATAGTTTTAACTCTTGATAGATTTGTTGTGTTAGGTGAGCCTTTACTTAAAACAAACATATACTCAAATACACTGAAATATCTATTACTCGGAGGGAAAGGGTAACTATTTTTCTGGTATATCATCGTATCGTGTAACCGGAAGCCGATATCTTTGAAGTGTAACGCTTGCCTGAACGATGTTCCCGTTTCGCTTCCGTCTACCGTAGCGTCCCCTACAACCCACACCACAACCCCGCCCTGCTTAGTTACACGGTAAAGCTGTTGTGCAATTCCCTCGAAGTCAAAAATGAATCCTTTGTAGTCTCTGAGGTTGTCATAAGGTGGGCTTGTAACGGTAAGATCAACGCAATTATCAGGCATCTGCTTCATTACCTCTAAGCAATCGCCCTGTATGATTGTATTTGTTATGTCTTTGATGTTTAGCATAATTAAACCTCAATATCAAGTCCAGCGTTCTCAATTTGCTTTTTCTGTTTCAGGATTATCTCGCCGAGTTCATCGCCAAGAGATTCCAAGTCTGCAACTTTTCCGGCTGTCAGTATTGCACAAGCCCAGAATCCAAGAGCCGCGCCGATCATCATTGCTATTATTATCTGTGTCATTTTAACCGTCACTTCCTGTAATCTTAAGTTCTCGTTCCATTTCAGTAAGGAAACTTGCATTTAAAAGTCCCCCTGCCATTAGCGCTTCATTTATAACATCAACAAACCTCTCTCCATCCCTGCCTAGACCTTTGCAAATAGCCTGTAAAACGTAATCCTCTTTTCCCTGCCAATCAGGAAGAGGAGTAGTGCCATGCCCCATAACCTCAAGATAGCGAGAGTAGAGCTTTCCAAAGCCAGCCATAGCGTCTGATAGCAACTCAGTCGTTAAGAACAATTCGCATGGGCTTATTATACTTCGCTTATCTTCTTTCCAAGAGTTTACCATTTTTATTCTCCTTATGTTACTTTAAGCGTTAAAGGTATGGTATGGGTTTTCTTATTTTAGTTTAGACCATAATGTTCTGAATGCCAGTTCTGCGGTGGCTGGCACTACACCGTTTCCAAGCAATCGAAGTTCGTCCACCCTGGAGGCAAACCCATCAACTGTTCTACCCATGCCGGATTTAACTGTCCGCGGTTCTTCCCAGTTGTATTGGGGCTGTCCTGGTCTGGCTGGCCAGCAATCTTGTCTGATAGGCTGTTGGTGTCCGTTCTGCCCGCTGCTTTCAGTGCTTCCGGAGTTCTCGCACCTTTCCATTCCCGCTGCGTTGGAGTTGGCCAGTTGTTCGCTTCCGCCTGTGCTTCCTGATACGCTTGGCACATTAACGGGTCTATCTGCTCTCTTAGATTCCCCGGCCTCGATCGATTCTTTCGCCCTCCGTTGGTCGCTTGGTGTTTCATTGCCTCGTAACTCCTGCTCGGTAGGCAGTCCATTGTGTTCGGTGTCGCCCAATTCTTCTGATTTCTGGCCGCCCCCACTAAGGTCTGTCCCCGTTTCCCGTCTGGTTCGCTTTCTCCCTGCACCGCTGCGGCAACTGCCGGCGTTGGCCAATTCATCTCCACCGCTTGAGGTAGTGTCACGCTGTGCATCGACCCCTCTTTCTGTTGACTGCTCGCTAAGTTCGCTGTAAATCCGTCCGAGACCGTCGCTGTTGGCCAATTCGCCTTCGCTTGTGCTGACAGACTCTCGAAGCAATGATCGCCCCTGTCGCCCATCCTCGCATTGAATTGAGCTGGGTCCTCGCAAGGCTCTGATGCCCTCGGTGTAAGCCAAGATGAATAATCGCTCTCTCTTGTGTGGCGAGCCGACCTCTGCCGCTGTAAACAATCCTGCCTCAACTTTGTAACCCAAATCTCGAAGGCTTTGTGCGACCTCTTCAAATCCAAGGCTGAGGTGTCCCCCGACGTTTTCAAAGAAGCACCAAAGAGGTCTAATTGTACGGATGTGTTCTTCAATATACGGCCATAAGTGTCTAGGGTCGTCTGTTCCGGCTCTTTTTCCGGCGTTTGAGAATGGCTGGCAGGGATAACCGCCAATGATTCCGTGTACTTTGTCACGAAAAGGTCGGCCATCGAAGGTTTTAAGATTCGTCCAGATAGGTGCTGCATCCATTTGACCTTGTTCAATCTTTGCAACCAGGTTCGCTGTAGCGAAGGCTTCGATCTCCACATAAGCGACTGTTCGCACATCAAGATTCCAATTTCAATCCCCCCATAGCCCGTGCAAAATGAGATAATTCTTTGTGTTTCGGGACTATCCACATTTAGCCCCCTTTCTGATATTTTCAATCGTTCCATCGTGCGTCCAGTGACAACTGCGGCACATGCGTTTGTAGTCTTTCGGGTCTGAGTAATTCCCTGTTAAATTCGCCCAGTCATAAGTTTTTGACTTATCAGAAGTCCCGCAAACATCGCAATGGCTTGGCTGGTTGGCGTACAATCTCCTATGGCAAGCAGCATACCCAGCTTCGTCACCTTTCCAGTTGGCGTTCTTAGACCCGAACTGATCCCGCTTGATTGCTTTGCGTGGGATAAGGCCGAAGTGTCTCATGGCGGTTTGTATGCGTTTCACCGATACTTTAAAAGCTGTTGCGATTTCCCTGTAAGTCATTTTCTTTTCATAATACAATACTTGAAGTGTCGTATTGTCACAGGGTGGAAAGTAATTATATTTGTTCATTTTAATACCTCTCATAGTATTTCTCAGTATAATTATGTATGGCAGGGACGGCTGAGATGTCCGTCTTTTTCGGTCGCTAAACCTAGCCATACAGAATATAACACATTTCTCAGGAAAGTCAAGCCCGTATCCGGTACAAAAGCTGATAATTCTTTGTTCTTCGGTATTATCCACATCATGCCCACTTTCTTATTTTATCGCTGCCCGAATAATAGAACCCATCAAACCACCAGCACTGTCGATCGAATTAGGATCTGAGTAAGTTTCCCATTCACCGACGCAAGTGCTAGAAAAGGGTGTTATGTGTTCAATGTTATCTGCCTTTGTGAAAGACAAGAGCGACCATTGAGCCATTTCCGGCCTGTAATCGATTGTGATCTCGTCGCCGTTTTGCTTTACTACTTTAAATCTCATCCACTCTTTTGATGTCTGATTAGCACAGCCAGAAGTAAACGCTATCAGTGAGGCCGCAATAGCTAAAGCTGCTAGTGTCAGGAGTCTCATTATTGTTTTAGTTCTTAAGTGCATTCTGTTGCTCCTGCTTTAAGTTCTAATTTACGGTTCTTGTATTTACGCTGAGATACGCAAGGTGGGCATGAGTGGTCGCATTTACCATTCTCTCTGTCGCAGTATTTACCAGCCTCGCTGAACTTCTTATTCGCTTTCTTTTCTCGGTGTCTTGTACGACTCATAAATCACACTCCCTATTTAATTAAAGATTGCACTTTCAAGCCCAGCTTGGTTAGTTTCTTTGCTACTGCACCGGGGGATATTATACCGGGAGACTTAAAGAACGCCACTATCCATAGAGCGTTATTGACAAACTCGCTGCATATATTACGTTTGTGGTCTTGGAAGTGAATAGGCGATATGAATTTCAATATATCCCAAGTCGCGTATCCGTAATTATTCCTTACTGCCTTGTCCATCCAGTCAAGAATGCCTGCATATTGATCGTCAGACAGTTCGATCTCATAGAAATCCCAGTTCTCAGGATGATCTAACACCTCACTTGCATCACGCACGACAGTTCCGTTGTCGTCACCTCGCATGGTTGAAGTGTAGCAAGTGCCAAACGCTTCGTAATGACCATCACTCCAAAGCACGCCGAATTGGCCGTTAGCGTCGGGGTCTTGCACTTCAATATGACTCCACTTGCTCAATGTCCTTGCACTGATTAGCCAGTTGACGATATACTTGGCTTTTAGTTTCCACGGTGTCCTGTATAGCAAAACTCGCATCTTCATGTTAATTCCTTTCCATCTACTGTAATACCTTTGTTAGATTCGCTTGCATCGCCCATATACCAGTCGTCAGTGTAAACACCTTCAAGTAAGCCTTCATTGTCGCAAGCCTTCATTGCCGCGTCTATGCGGGCAAGGGCTTGTAATGGGCCGCCGTATATTTTGTCGTAGCATTCTACGCTATTCTCAAATAACAGTTTATCGAAATACGCATCGTGATCATCCCAAGGCGAATCTGTGTCTGCATCAGCCTTGAACGGGTTAGCTTCTATCCACCAATGCCCATCAGATGTGCTTATCCTGACACCCATGTAATTTGCGGCGAGCAACATCTTGAAAGCCTTTTCGTAATCCACGTCTGCCATCTGTCTTTCCCTTTCAGTTATACCAGCCTACCCGCTGTAAATCTCGCGGCACAGGCAGGCTGGTTGTTAGTGTTAGTTTCCTTATTTGGACTTTCCAATCTTATTGATTATGACAAAAGTCATCACCACCAGCATCACTTGAATAGCTGTAATGCTCTTGTGGATATGTTCCATTTGTTCTATTAGATTTGCTATATCACTCATTCCATCTCCTTTGCAAAAGCATCTATGGCTTCCCTGACTGATTTGCACGAAACGCCGCCAAGGTATTCGGCGTCAGAAGTAGAGTGAAGCCTCCACCCTCGGCCAGTTACAGACTTTCGCATAGTGCATACGTCCGAGTACTTATTGTCGGCATGGACTTTTTCTAAAAAATCAATTCGGTCTTTGTCTGTCATAATGCTATCTCCCTAAAATGCGAACAGTCCCACGAACGATAATCCCAGCTATGAGGTTTTGGGCCGGAGGAAGCCCGATGTAGTTCGTGAGACTGTTCTTGTTTTTTGGTTTGTACCTCATAGCTGCTTAAATTATACCACATCTTTTAACAATGTCAAATTATTTCTTGGTTTTCTTGGCTTCTGCTTGTTTAGCTGTCTCAATTTTATGACAAGGCTTACATAATGGGACTTGCGGGACATTCAAAAGCCTGTCAAATACCATATCAATCAATTCTTGCCATTGTATTTCTGTAAGGTGGTGGACTTCGAGCTTCACCACGCGACCCTTAGCCATACTTTGCTTCACATCGCACTCAGTACAGCGATAGTCAGCGTCTTTGAGTGCTTTGGCTCTTTCCCTTGACCTGAGCCATAATTGCCTTAATGCGGCCTTTACGCGACTCCTTGGGGTGTTGGGTTGTTTCTTACCCATTACTCTCCCCCTATTTCTTGGAGGGCTTGCTTGGCACAGGTTTGAGCTTTCATTAAGTCGACCCTACACCTTTTTACGGCCCCGTCAGTATGGATGAGCGTGTACAGTTTGCCGTCTATGTATTTAAGAGCCTCCACTGCCTTTGCCAGCATTGGGTCTGGGTGGCGGGTGTCCCATGCAGCGGCAAGCTCTTCGCTGCCATGACTTCCTAATGATGCCGTTATATGTTCATTTAAGTAGAACCAACATGATTTATCGTGTTCGGCCCAATTCTCGCTATACGACCCACAAAACGGGCAAGCCTTTAGTTCTTTATCTTTGCTCATTGGTATTCTCCTTATTTATCTTGCACAGGGCAGCGGCTATTAGGTAGTGTTCGGGCTGAATTTTAAGTATTAGCCAGTCGCTATAATCCATACCATGAAAACCTTCTGAATTAGCAAAAACTTTCCACATAGCAGACTGAAAAGCTTCTTCCCCATACTCCGCCACAGCCCAGTCCCGCCACTTCATAGCCACGTTCCAGTCGTCTAGGGGGATGGGGTCTGGCTTAAAACCACAGTCGTCATCGTCACTCACTGAATGGCAAAGTAAAGCCCCTTGGCAATTCTGGCAGGTTTCCTCGACTGGCAACACCTCGCCCAGCAACCTCGACAACTCTGCCTTGCCCTCTGCGGTTTCAACGTCACATTTTAAAAGTTTATGCTTCATGGGTTTGCTCCTTTATCCGGCTTGACCGGGGGTTGGTTATCGTTCATATTCAT